CGTAGGCGCATCAAGAATATGCCTGCCGATTTTTACGGCAAGGATTTTTCTGGACAACCTCTCGGTAACAATTCTCTGATCGGAAAATTTATCCGTTACAGATTTGGGAAACCTTCACGAATTGTAAATAAATTCGTTGGCGGAACGCTTTCTCTGTCGGACGCTCTACAGCAGACATGGGATCAAAAGAATCCCGGTCCACCGTATCGTTCCGGAGGGCCTTTTTTCTCGGCCGAAATGCGAGTACCTCAGTCTCAGAACTCAAGTTTCATTAATGTTTCCAATTTAGGTTATCCTGGCGTCACTTCTGACGAACGGGCTACCTATCAAGGTCTCATTATTGATAACGGCTTTTGGGATACCGATACGTTAAGTAATTACCGTACCGGAAAACCTTCTGCCCGAGTTCTGACCGCATACCACACTCTTGCTTGGGATCGACTCAAGCCCCAGATAGCTAAGGCTAATGTGGCTCAGTTCATTTATGAACTGAAAGATCTGCCACATATGCTCCGCACGACCTCTGAAGGATTTGCACATGCCTGGGAACGTGATGCTACTCGCATCCGTGACTCAGTCGGTAGCAAATTCAGCAAGTCTGTGGAATTTATGCAACCGCGTAATGCGGCTGATCATTTCCTTAACTATGAATTTGGATGGGCGCCTTTCGTATCAGATCTACAGTCCATGATTCGTGTTTATTTCGAATCGCGGGACCTGTTAATCCGGACCGTAAAAGAAAACGGTCAATGGAAGCGAAAGCGAAGAGTGTTAGATGCTACGGAAACTGACACGTTGGTGAATCATTTCGATTCTCCTTCCGCTATACCTAGTCAGTCTGATTTCATTGTCAATGGACAAGGCTCAGTCAGATCAGAATATAATGGATTTTCGTGTCATTGGTGGTAGTAATTCTGGTGGCTCAACAGATATCCGCATCCGTGAAACAAAAACGGTGTGGGCTGTTGGGTCGTTCAGATTCTATCGCCCGGAGTTTGACGATAACCTAATTGGCTTTGAAGGCCAATTAGCAAACATACAGCGTCTATTGACGTTGTATGGTGTTAGGATCAATCCGACCGTATTGTGGAAAATAACACCATGGACATGGCTCATCGATTGGTTTGTTCATCTCGGCGACTTTATTCAGCGCTGGGATGATTTCATCAACGATGGGATCGTGGCCAAATATTTGTATGTGTGCCAGACTTATAGGCGGGACGTAACTAAAACTGTCCAGTACTATTTTAAGTCTGGTACCTTCGCTCATAGTTGGCAAAGATCTTTTGTCACTAAACGAAGGGAACCTGCAGATAGTCCTTACGGATTTAACCGACCATGGAGTTCTATAACTCCTAGTCAATGGGCAATTCTCGGTGCTATCGGCCTTGGCCGAACTCCGAATTCCCGCATTAACACCGGGCTATAGCCGGGCTGTCGGAAATGAGCTGCCGATGGTCTTACTCGGTGTTTAACGCTCCAATAACATAGGAGGTTAACCATTCTTTCAGATCCACAAACAATCACTGTTTCTGCCGTTGCTCAAACTATGCCAAAAGTTGTTCAAGCCGATATGACTTCGTCATACGCCAAGGACGATAATACGTTTGGCCTTTCTATCAGACATACGTCTATTAGGAAGGACAAAAAACAACGTATTAAGCATTTGGTCGTTTTTAGCAAACGGGCAGTTGTTCCGGATCCGTTGACAGCCGTCAACGATTTCGAAACTCTGTCTGTCTCAGTTCAGATCGACCGGCCTGAGGCCGGTTTTTCTGCTTCTGATGTTCAGGCAATGGTGACAGGTTTTCAAACCTGGCTCACATCTACTATTGTTGGTAAACTTTACGGAAGAGAGTCGTAAGACTCCTTCAGAAAGGACCTTTAGGTGTTAAAGAAAAATTCTTCTTTAATCAAGGCTGCTGTAGCGATACAGACTGGTCTTGAAGAACTTGAAAGCCACGGGGTCGACGTAGATCATATCGTCGGCGTTAGTGGCCTTCTAGGCAATTCGAAAAAGACTCTCGTAGGAATACTCTCCGAAGCTATTAAACTCGGAGGGAGCCACGAGGCCTTTGAAACTGCGATGACTTCAGCAAAAGCGAAGTCTCTTCCACCTAAACCGCGTTCGCGAATAAAATAACGAACGAACAATAGTGTAGTGATTACTGTGGCGCTTCCAGCGTTCTCTGAGAGAATGGCTGGATTACTACCCCCTAACGGAGGAGTAATGAAAAGCCACGTAAATGACTATCTTGTGTTAGCGCAAAGCATCTATGAAGATGCTTGCGACAGGTGTGCTACGAAGGC